ATGACATCTCAAATACCGCAAGCACGGCATCTAACTCCATTGTAGTTCTCGCAGCCATCGCAATATGCTTTCTTGATTCTTTCAATAAGTGCGTTTCGTTCAAGGTATTCTGGATAATTAGACATTGTTATACCTCCACAGTAGAAAGAACGGTTGCATATCCAATCAAGAAAATAGCAACGTTTATAACCACACAAGCAACAGCCTTGATAACAGTGCTGTCAATATATTCGTCCAAAATTTCCCAAAGGATATATCGCTCAAACATATAAATAGGCGATACAAACAATATACCCACCATCGTTGTCAAAACGATGCCTAAAGCGACTTCATATATCGGCATTGCCTTTTCTCCTTTCAATCTCCGTCCCACACACCGTCAGGACGCATCTTTGCAAACGCAAGCAGACCGTGCAAGGCGCGCTTGGCGTTGCCCTCTGTGACGTGCCAGTAGTCTCTATCGCCTACATCGTCACCTAGTGCAGAAATAGCCTTTTCAAGCATCGGGATGCTCTCTGCGCCTGTTTTGCCATAGATGGAGCGGATGCCGTTCTCACCAAACACTTCCGGCTGATAATAGAAGTGACCATAATTATAGGTGACGTTGAGCCACAGTTCTTTCGTACCACCCATAGCGCGCATATTACCAGCGATAAAATGCGTACTATCTGCTTTGAGCGGTTTGTGCGTTACAGGGTCGCAAAGTGAAATATCATAGCTCATTTTCTCTTTTCTCCCATTCTTTGCACACATCTTCCGGGTCTGTAAAATCAGCTCTGCGCTCCGACAGACCGTTGTAACAGACCCAAGAGAATCCGTCGTGCCATTTACAGTTGGAGCAGGACTTGTCCACGGTACGACAGATAAGCTGTCCTTTGATATCCAGCAGAATACCGTTGCCGAGCTTCATTTCCTCACTCACATTTTTCAGTTCAAGCCTACGCTTCCTGATTTTCTCTCCCGTTGTCATACTCTTCCAGTTCCTTTCTGATTTTCTGGCGTTCAATCTGCTTCAATCTTGCCTTTGCCAGCTTGCGGTTGTCAGCCTTGCGAATAGCCCAGTTGTTGCGATGATTTGCCCAGCAAGCGTATCTATGGCTAAATTCGCTTTGGTCGTACCATCCCTTTCCAATAAGCCCTTTATAGGTCTGCTGCCGTTTCATCTTTCTTCTCCCATTCCTTGCATCCTCGTTCATCCCACACGAAGTCTGCAACGTGTTCTGACTGGTCGTTTACGCATACGCCCTCCGGCTCTGCGTACCATTTGCAAGAGCCACACGACGGCTCAGATTTGTTCTTACAGGATTCTGCTGTGCATCGGATAGCCTTGCCAGCGGAGAACTGTTTGATGCCCATGCAAGAGCAGTGTTCGGTGGTGCAGTAGAAGTTCATTCCTCTATCTCCTTCCATCCGATAAATTCGCATAAGCCAACAGTGTTATTGGCGCAACGATGGATGAAAACTTTATCGCTTATTTTGAATTTTGCGATAAACCCAATTTTGCTTTCTTCCATTTCGTTTTCAAACATCCAATCAACAATGCCTTTATCGATTCTGACATCGCCTTCGTCCGTTATGGTTGCAAAACACTGTTTGCATCTATAAAGAGCGCACTTTTTCATAATCTCTGCTCTCTCTTTCTCCTTCTGTTGGCATTGAACCGCCCGATCACTCGCTTATACTCCTCATAGCACTCCGGGCACAAGTCGCCTGTGTCCCTGCGCCACGCCCAGTCTTTGAAGTATTCGTCAGGGTTCATCGTCCTGCCACCCAGAACTGCTTCGCAGCGGTCGCATACTCGCTTGTGGTAGATTCCTCTGTCAGTCTGCATTAGATTCGCCTGCTTTCTTTTTAGATGCGCGTTTTTTATTTTGGCTTTCAATCTGCTGTGGGATAGAATCAATCAGATTCTTGAACTTCTGCATAGTTTGATACTCAGTCAAGCCAAACATAAACTGCGCTAGTTCTAATGGCGTTCCAACCTGTTCCGAACGACCGTCAGGATATGTAATGATTTTCATTGCTCCTCTCCATCCATCAAAAAGATACGCTTCGCAACGATTGAACCGAAAAGTTGGATGTTTGCCCCAGAAATGGTGATATTGACATTGATATTCATTCCACCACGGGCAATTTTTTTGAGGGCAAATTATGTCAGAGGAAGAATCAATCTTTTCACCATCGTCCGTCATGGAGCGGATAAAATCGCCGTTAGTCATCCTCGACCACCCCTTCTACCACCTCTTTGTACTCCACGTCAATCCCCTTCGGCAAAGCCGTCTGGTACTTCTGTGCGAGCTGTTCTGCACTCTGGGCATCGCCCAACGGTTGTTCAGGCGGCGCAACGGTGACTTCCACGTTGTCACGCATACCAAAGTAGTTCTTAGCTCGAAAAATCCACTCTGCCGGATTCTCCTGACCGTACATACCGTTGTACGCCCACATGGACTGCATTTGCAGAATCAGCTTCAGGATGTACTTCTGCTGCAAGCTGTCGTCACGGCGCTTGCCTGTCATAATCTGTCTCAGGCTAGGCCATTCGATGCCCAGCACCAGTGCAATCCATTCCACCACAGGGGAGATTCTGGCTTCGATGCAAGCGTCAAAGAAGAAATCAAGACGTTGCTGCACTTCAATGGGGTTGTTCATGTCCACGCTCGGAAGGTCGCCAAAATACTTGGCTGCAATCATTCCAATGACCTTCTTGTCCTCTTCGTCACCAATTCTTGACTGCAAATCGCCTGTGTTCATCATCTTCGATTTCTCGATAGCCAACTCTTGCTGTTCTTTCACCTTTTTACTCACCTGTGAGCGGATAGATTTCCGCTTGTTAAGCATCTGTTGCTTCTTCTTCTCACGCTCTTTCTCACGCTTCGCAGCGGCTTCTTCTTTCGCCTTTTGCGCCCGCTTCTCACGCTTTTTCTTTTCAGCTTCGGTCAGCGGCGGTCTGCCACGACCACGCTTCGGGGGTGTTGCCAAGAGTTATCACCTCTTTATTTTTGTTTTAAATCCATTCTTGCACCGCAGTTCGGGCAATAGTTCGCATAATTACGGCGATTTTCTATCGCTTCTTTCAGAATGTTTTCTTTTTCTTCTCTTATATTCCATTCGTATGTGTATTCTTCACCATCCGGTGCATATAAAGTTTTCGACCACACTGTATAATTATTCGGATGATGTTCTCCACACAACGAGCATTTCGCCGTCACATAGGCTTTTAATTCTCGTTCTTCTGACATCGTGTCCATATAATAAGCATCTGGTGAAAGTTTCCAATATCCGTGTTTTAACTCTGCACGTTCTTCCATGTTCTCACCTCTTCATTTTCGTTTCGATTTTATCCAGCTCGGTTGCAATCCACCAGACGGAGCAGCAACCGTCCAACTGCCGCCACCAAGCGCACTTTTCTTTCTCGCATACGCACCGACCAAGCGGGTTGCTTGTCAACTTCATCGGGCAGTAAAGTTCGTTATCCATTAGTACTCCTTCTCGATATGAACCCTTGCAACGCCGACCATCACATCATCGGAGCAGCTCATAATCCTGCCGTTACGGAGCGACACGCAATTATATATAGTGCCGCTGCAAAAGATGGGACTGCACGTAATCTCACTTGTCTTCATATTAAGTTCGCCTTTGTAGTAAAACGGTTCTCCTTCCTTGAGCGAATCAAAACGAACTCTCTGTTTGCCATGCTCTCCACGAATTTCCATTTTTACCTCCCAAGAAACACAAACGCCCACTTCATCCATTCTGGAATGTCTGCGGAAAACAAGCCCTTATACATAAAGATGGAAAACACGATAGACGAAACTGCCACGATTGCAATAAAAGCAATCACAATTCCCTGAAAAATCGCAAACATTCTGCGACTTCTTTCCATCCTCTTTTCAATGTCATATCTGTTCATGTTTTTACCTCCACCCCATCACAACAGCCGTGCAAACGACCAGACACACGTTGACGAACAGCCAGACGAGCATTGCCTGATGTTCCTCAAACAGGCTGTCTGCCGCGTCCTTGATTATCCGTTCAGACTGAACCACTACCGCCAGCAGGACTAGGCAGACCAGCCAGCGGGTTACAAATTCAAACATTTTAGAATGCCTCCCAACTGTTAATAATCATTTTCTTCCCACAAATCGGGCATTCAGGAATAATTTTGTTCCATACTTTATTTGCTGTCATCGTTGCAAATCGAGTGTCTAGGACATCTATATTCGTTCCGCACAAATCACAAGAGAATTTTATGCTCCTCCGAATATCATCGCTTATCCTCATGGATAACGTATCGTCAACTTCTTTGCTATTCAACAGTGCCATTGTTATCCTCCATCAAATCGCACCGATGCCCTGACAGCCTTGCAGCGTCCTGCAACCGTGCGATTGCAAGCTGTTCCTTGTCCATTAGCTCCACCTTTCTCTCAGCCCTCCGCATCTTCAAGAAATGTAATTGCGTTTTCTACCCTCAAAGATGCAGATTCGAGCATATCAACTGTGTTCTTTGAGATTTCGTATGCAGCCATATTACGCATAGACTTCTGAATTTTTATAAAAGCAGCAGATTCTTCACCGTATAGTGCATCAATCTGCAGCTTCAACTGGCTAAGCGATTCTGCGATTTCGTGGATATGCTTTCTTCTGTGCTTATTCATTTGACTGCTCCTTATCGGGGGGAAAGCTCAAATGTAACTTTCAACTTCTTGTTTCCAATAACGCCCCACATCTTTTCGAGCTTCGTTTTGTCGGAACGCTCCATTTCAGTAATAAAATGAGACAGAACAGCGGAAACTGCTTCATCGGTCACATTAGACTTGCTTCTCTATAACTGTAATCCATCTTTCCGCTGCTTCATCATCGTTCCGGCATAGATGGTTCCGAATAGCCCACACCCAACATGATATTCAGCCATTTTTATTCTCCTTTCAGCCATTCGTTCAACTTTGCCATGCAAGAGGGGCAAAGAAACGGCTCATCATAGCAATCGCAACTCCAGTAGTCCCATGCGTCATGCACGTTTTTGTCAACCAGAATCACGGCATTGGGCTTATGCCTCCCCATCTCATCTGGCGGTTCAGGATTAAACACTTCTCCGCAGCGGTTACATTTCATGCTCATGTTCTTCCTCCAATCTCTTTAGCAACCCGTCCACGTCATATCGCCAATGGACACGCAGCCTTTTCGCTTTGACCTCTATCCCCTCTTGTTCTGCCCACTGCCAAGGGATGCTTTTCCGGCTTTCGTTGTATCTGAACGCCAGAACCTTTCTAGCAGGGATTGCAAAGGTGCGGTTGACCGCCCTGTAATTGACTATCAAATGGGCGGTCTGACCGCTGTACCCCATCGCTTCTACCATGTCCGTGATGTGCTTTTCCTTACGGTATCTGCACTTTGCCTTGTCGTACTTTCCGAACACCTTTTCCAGAGGGATAGAGGGTGTTTCAATGGTTTTCAGCTCAAACAGGTGATTCATCGGATAACGGTACACAAGGAAGTCGCAGATGTTGTCGATAGAAAAAGACAGGTTCTCGTTGCCGCCGTAGTATGTGGCAGCACTGTCTTTCAAGCGGTAGCACCACGCATCCTTTGGCACGGACGCTTTGAAATCCGCTTCAAACTGCTTGCCGGTGTTCATGCGTTGTTACCTGTCACTCCTGCGATCGATACATGATGTTTGCCGTTCTCGTCACGCTTCCAACCGCCGCCAAGCATAATAATGGTACGCAAGGCTGCATTATACTCTCCCTCTACAATCATTGCTGCTTCACGGCATTTAGAATCCTTTATACAATTCCAGATATAGTCAAGCCACTCTGTCAGCCTCGTAATGCCATCCTGAAGCTCTTTGACTATTTCCTTGTCTGTCATTATCGTTCACCTTTAAATTTACTTCCGAGAAATCGCTTCTTGCCACGTTCCCGATGCTTATCCTCGTAGTCACGATGGTACACTCTCTGGCTGGTGTTCAGCTTATGCACGAACGCCTTTCGCTCCTCAAAGTCTTTCTTCTCTACCTTGTACTTCTCGCAAGTATCGTGACAGGCTTGGTGGCGTGATGGGCAGTCTTTGCAACAGGTAATCATTCTTCGCCAAATCTCCTTTTTGTTACAGCCATCGGGAACTCTTCGATTTCACTTGCCCAGCGTGCAGTACCCTCGCCGTATGCTCTTTGCCAGACCAGAGGGAAACCGCCCAGACCATCGAACAAGCTACCCAGAGTTGGTTTTTCTTTCAGGTAAGGGCGCATCTTCTGCATCAACCAGAACCACTGCGGCAAGGCTATGGAGTTGCCAAGAGCCTTGTGTCGTGGGCTGTCAGCGTACTTGTGTTTCTTTCCTTTACTATCCGTCCAGTCACCAATGTTGGTGTAATCGTCAGGGTAGCCTTGTAGCCGTTCACATTCAACAGGGGTCAAACGGCGAACAATCCAGCGGATGGTTTTCTCTGCAACCAGGCATTCGCTGCCATTGCCAATGTTCCCGGCTTTCGCTTTCAAGGTTGAGCATTTGTCGCTTTCCTTGTAGTGGCTGAACGACTGTTCGTTGAAGGTCTTGCGTTCGATTGCAATGGCCGTGTAATCTGTGATTCTGTTTTCGTGGTCGCCTGTAATGGTCGGTACGATTTTTCCATCGCCGTTTCCACGAGCATCATAAACAACAGGCTGAAACAACGTCTGGTCTTGCAACGTAGAAATCGTTGCGCTCAATTCAGTTTGAACCAGAGCGCCTTTACCGCCACCCTCACATCCAGAACGGATTTTTAGAGTGTAGGCTGCGGGTTCTGTGCATCGAGTCAAAGTCTCTCGATGGTCTGATTCCAATACTCGTCCAGTTCCTTTTCCTCCAGACCTTCCTGTTCCTTCACTTTCTGCATCACCTGTGATATAGTTCCCGGATTCCACCATTCGATCATATCCAGCAACGCTTGCTTCAGGAGTTCGGGCAAAGGTTTTCCACGCCTGGATGCTCTCGTCAGGATTCCCTGACAGGCTCGTGCGCTCAAATAGTATTTCTGCGGCACGTTGTCCTCCAAAATCCACGACAAGCGCGATTCTCTTTCGGCGTTGGGGGACTCCCCAATATTGAGCGTCAAGCTGTCGCCAAGCCAAAGACCATCCGTTTCCGGCGATTGCTCCGGCTTTGCTCCATCTGCCCCCCCTACCCGAAGGTCGAGGAATTGAAGCGTTTGGCTGTTCCACGCGGGCAAGTTCTTCCAGCACGGCTCTGAAGTCTTCGCTGCCGTTGGAACTGAACGCTCCTGGCACGTTTTCCCAAACAGCGAAAGTTGGATACATTCCATTGGTGGCTGTCCTCATTTCCTTAATGATTCTTGCTGCATCCAAAAACAGCACGGAACGGTTGTCGTCAAATCCAAGCCTTTTTCCCGCCATAGACAAGCCCTGGCAAGGACTTCCGAACGTGATGCAGTCCACAGGCTCTATCTTGTCGCCGCGAATCTTTGTGATGTCGCCCAAGTGCTTCATTTTTCCAAGCGCCCGTCCAGCCAGATAGCGCAGCTCTTATATAAGGTAGGTGGTTTGCCTTTTGTCCCGGTAGCGTAACCGTTAGTCAAAAGGGAGCGAACCATCGTCCTCAATCACAGAGAAGTCATCGTTCCCGCCCTGCGAGTAGCCAGAGCCAGACCCACCAGACAGCGTTTTCTTCGGTCTTACCTCATAATCGCCGGAACGAATCTTGTCCACGCTGGTAAAGCGGTCAACGACAAGCTTCGTCTTGATGTTCCCATCGTTACCCATGTACTCTTCCTCACGGAGAACCACGCCGACCAGCTTGCCACGCAGGGTCTTTTCATCGTTGTTGAACTTGTAGCCGGGATTGGACTGCTCCACAGCGGTGATAAAGCCCTTGAAGAACGGCAGCGCCTTTTCCTTGTAGCTCTTGATGGTCTTGCCACCCCATGCCCACTCGCCCGGATTCAGCTTGCCACGCTCGATAAGAGAAGCGGTCTGCTCGCGCCAGTATCCCTTGAACTCGCCCTCTGTGACTTCCCACTCGATGTTCAGACGCTCCTTTGCAGGCTCGTCCGTTGCCTTGCAGATACCGGCAACATAGCCGCCAACAGGCAGGTCACGGCGCTCGGTGGCTTCCTGTACGTCATTCCAGTTGATGTTCTTCATCTGTTACTCTCCTTTGTTATCCGGCTGAACCGGGATGTTGTAATACTCACGGATGGTCTTGTCTACGGCAGCAAGGTCGTTCTCGATCAGCGCATCGTTGAACATCCCAAGAGGGGTTTTCACGGTGTCCATCCCATTATTGCGGGTGCTGAACAGGTATCGCCCATCCTGCACAACCGTTTTCAGAACGATGGTGAAGTACCCTTCCACGCAGACCTTCTCGTCCAGTAGCTTGCCGATGGTTTTGAACTTCTCGCCACCGTCTCCGTCACGCTCGCTGTGACCGAAAAAGTAGACTACCACATCGTCCGGCAGTTCCTTCGCACGCATCAGCAGGGAGTTGAAGTTAGCTGCCATGTCGGTAAACTTCTGGTACCCAGCGACCTTTGCGTTTCGCATGAACTCGCCGGTCATAAGGTAGGTGGCATCGTCAATGACGATGGACTTCCGCTTGGTACTGTGGATTGCAGCATCAATCTTGCCGTAGTCATTGGTAATGTATGTTTTCATGTTGCTTCGGAACGGCAGCGGCTTTCCAAGCACGTTGATAACCGCCACCTGTTCCGGGTCAAAGTTCCGAAGCGAAGCAGACTTTCCGCTGCCGGAATGACCATAGACCATTACTAATACTGCCATTTTTCTTTCCTTTCTTCGGCTTCATTAGGCATTATTGTTCTTACTTCGGCTTAACTTGGCTGTATAAAATCAACCAGCCATCAGTTCTGCCAACTGTGCGCGGAGGTCTTTCAGCTCTGCTTCCCTGTCCTCAATCTCGGACTGCAAGTCCTCGATCGTTGCCAGCCGGTCGGCTTCTTTTGCTTCCGCCATCTGCTCGTTGGTCATGAAGTACACGCCGTCCTCCGGCTCTGTCACGCCACCGAATCTGTCAAGGTTAATCATCTTTGGGTCTCCCTCTCTTGCGCTCCTCTTTTATTTGCAGTGCGCTGTACCACTGGTCTTTGTCGATTTCGATGGTAGACCACCGATGGTTACAAGAAATGCACTTCTTTCGGCGAACGATGCTATCGTGGTCAGACCGGCTATCAACCGTTGTGATGTTGTCGCTTCCGCACACTGGGCATTTCATTGTGCGTCCCTCCACTTGTTGGTATGAGCGGGAATGCGGTTTAACTTCCCCATCCGTTCGTTATCTTCATGCTCTTTTTCCGCGCTTACTCCAAGCGCGCACAAAACCAGAGCGGTGGCTAGTAACATCAGTGAAACAAATGCCCATATAAGCATCTGTACTGCAGTCTCGCATCCATTTATTGTATCGCCACAGCTAACGGCTACGATTGCAGCGACGATACCAAGCATGGTAAGCACGTTTCCTTTTACGGTTTTCATTTTGTCCCTTCTTTCAGAATGATATCGAATAAAAATGGTTTGTTTGCATCGATTACGACTATTGCATTTAGCACTTCGGCTATTTTTGCAAGCGTATCAGCCTTAATACCCGTCTTGTACGGTGCTCTATTCGGACTTGTAATGTTGTATATCGTTGGGGCTGATACGCCACTTCTGCGGATAAGCTCTGATGCCTTCATATCGCGTTCTTCAAGAGCGGCTTCCAGCGTCATTCTTTTCACCACTTTTGCTACCAAAGTTAAAAATCCATCCTGTTGCCATTACAGCGGCTGCCGCAATGATTCCCCATGTGCCTTTTGCACCGACCAGTAGTTCAACAAGATGTACCAGCCACAGGTTCAAAAGGAACGCTGCAAGAATCAACGCCAGAACGATGCCCCAGATTAGGGCGATTTCCACAAGTGCTTTCATTTCTATCCCCTTTCGTTTATTTTTTCGCCATTGCAAATCACGTCTATGCCCTGCTTTTCCATTGCTTTGCTATTCTACGCCTTGCATACATAGCCGTTGCTGTTCTTTGCTTTTCCACGCTCCTCCATGCCTTTGCAGATCTCCTCAATTTGTTGTATTTCCTTTGCGTTGCGTCTCACGGCAATGCCATAGCCATGCTATTATCAGCAATTCCGAACTGTGCCGTTGCGGAGCAAATCATGTCGGGTCTATGCAATTCCATTGCTCGTATGAACCTTGCTTCTCCATGCCTTTGCAGGTCTCGTCAAATCAGCGCATCGCCGTTGCCGCTCAAGTCGCTTCGTCTCCAAGCATTGCCTTAGCATTTCTGAGCCAATCGTCACTATGCCGTTGCCGTTCCACGCCGAGTGCAGCACATCCCACCCCCGCCATAGCGGTTAATTGAGGATTTCGTAGGTATATCGCCCCTTGCCACTGTTGCGCCACTGGCCGATGCCGCGGAGCTGGCCATAATCCAACCACTCGCGCACAACCTTTTCGTGGCTGTCGTCAAGAAGGGTTACGTCAAACTCGCAGGTGCTGCCCGCCGGAATTTCCTCACTGTTTGCAAGGCTGACGCGCTCGCCCTGTGCGGTCTGTGCGCGGAGCGGGCGCTGGCATTCGCCGATCTCTCCGTTTACCCGAATCGGAATCATGCGGGGCTGAACGAAGATTAGGCCGTCAATGACCTTCTTGTAAGCAGTCAGCTTGCCGCTTTCGTTCACGGCCTTCTTCTTGCCAGTCTCGGTCTTGCCGCCGATGCGGGAAAGCATACCGCAAGCATCCTTAAACATGCCTTTGATTTGGTAATCGTAAAAGATCGGATTGCCGTCCGGGTCACGCGGGAAAACGGTCATGCCCTTGTCAGCTACCGCATCGGGGCCAAGAGCCGCCACTTCATCCTCGATGGTTGCAACATCCGGCGACTTGCTGGCGATGAACTCTCTGGCAATGTTCTGGTTGCTAGGCCATGTGCCGAGAACTGCTTCGATGAATGTGATTCTTACTTTGATTTTTTTCATTTTTGCTCACTCTTTCTTTCTCGATGTGTTCCAACCGTTCCTTCTCACGGCTGTGCCAACGGATTTCCCGCTGGCCGTAGTATTTACCATTCATAAGTCAGTTCACCTGCTGCAAGCATCCTCGACACCTCACCGTAATGCTTGCCGATTTTGTCAGCAAGCGCTTGAACTTGCCCTACGGACGGAATCTTTTTTTCTTCCAATGCTTTCTTATTCAGAATTCGTTCTCTTCTCATTTTTTGATTTTCTGCAATGCTCGCAAAAGCAGCGTTTCTTGCACATTCTTTATGATACTTTTGAGCCGCAGACGTTTTAATCATTGGCTCTCCGCACCATTGACAAGTGGTTTTTACTGGTAAAAATCCATGACTTTCGCTCAATGCTTTTCGTCTTGTTCTTTTTCGTTCCAGTGAAACTTCCCTTTTGCAATCTGAGCAATATTTTTTTGTAGGGTTGACTGCGCCAAGTAGAATGCCACAGCGCTCGCAGTATTTAATTTCCACGCTGCATCTCCTCTTTCAGTCTGGCTTCCCTGTTATGACGTTCAAAGCACTGGTTGATGGACTTCTCCATCCAAATGACCTTGTTAGCATCGTTTCTGGACACGCCAGCAGCCATCGCCAGTTTTAATTTGCGTTTGCGGCTTTGCGCCTTGCGAAAATTCGTCACCAGCACTCGCCTGCCTTGTCTGTGATGAACTTCGGGACTTCCCGACCTGTGGCAATGCACAGCGCAACCAGCTTTTCAACCCAGATGTTAAACAGGCTTTCTTTTGGCATATAGCACTGGCCAACACAAGGCTCATTAAAGCTTTTCCAGATCGTCAGGCCGACAGCGCCATCCGTAACCGTCCAAATCATGCTGTAACCTTCATTGCACAGGTTGTACAAAATGTCCCGTGCTCTGCTTTTGGCCTCGTTGAGTTCAAAAGCATCCCAGCGCTTTTTACTTTCCTCGTAGGCCTTTGCCGCCTCGTCAATGGCGTGGTGCGCTTCTTCCGGGTATTCAAGATCTACCTTTAAGGTGATAATCTGTTTCATACCGCTTATTCCCCCTTTCTTTCATTCAACAGCTCTTCCAGAGCTTCTTTCACCTTAGCTTCCGCATTTTTAGGCTCACGCTTACCGTTCAGGATTTTTCCCAAGTATTCCGGTGCGCATCCCATTTTTGCAGCAAGCTCTCTGATTTCGATATTGTGAACATGAAGCGTTCCCACAACATCGCCTGTCCACTTAGGAAGCAAATTTTTTCTCCTTTCTTGTTCTAGTACTTGAACTTTTTTAAAGAATATGATAATATTATGGTGTCAAGCAAAAACATTATCGAACGTTCTTCTATTTGTTCAAAGTCTTTAATTTGTTCTACCGATTGAACCCGGTAGCCTTATTAAAGCACAAGTAGTAGAACTTTTCAAGTGTTTTTGTTCAAGTGGTAGAACTTTGTCATCTTGTACAAACGCTGGAGGTATGTTTTGTGTTTTTTGACAATTTCGTAAGTCTATGTGAGCAAAAGGGAGTAAAGCCGTCTCGTGCTTTGACTGAAGCTGGCGTTCCAAAATCTGCTTATAGTTATTGGAGAACCGAAGCAAGTGCAGGAAACGATGCAAAGCCGACTAATCAAAATGCCGTTAAGCTGGCACAGTATTTCGATGTTACGGTTGACTACCTTCTCACTGGCAACCAAAAAGAAAACCCGCCCCAGCAGCCGCAAAGTGAAGTCGATGCAGCAGTGGAGCGGATTAGAAAAAAGCTTGAATCTATGCCGAAAAAACAGCGTGAAGCGCTGATGAACCTGATCGAAAAGATGTGAGAAAATGGTTCTGACCCGGTAAAATAAAAATCCCTTGTGCCGGGCTGGTATAGCTCTGCGCAAGGGATTTTCTATTATTCTAGGTCTAGGGCTTGTTCTGCTACCGGAATCTTTTCAGGATGTTCTAGCAGCCATGCAATAAATCGGTCAATCTTGGCTCTTTCTTGTTCGCTCATTGTAGCATATCCTCCCGATCAGTAAAAATGAATGTTCATTTGATACGATTATACACCTTTCAGTTGTACAGTCAATACAATTTGAACAACTTCGTAAAAATCGAATGTTTTCTTCACATCCGTTACTTTTCATCGGGGAAGCCACGAGCGTTCAAGTCAAAAGGGACAACGCCTATCCATCTTTCCTCCAATCACAGCTCTACAAGCTGTCCGTCAATGCGTTCGATGTTATCTGCCGGGTCGCGCCCATCGTCTAAGGCGGTTACGGCGCGTTCCAGGATGCCTTTTGCTTCGAGGTAAGCATCTTTATCAGCTTCATACCCAGAAAGGCTCAGGACAAGCTCCAGCGTCCGTCTACGAGCGTATGGAATAATCAGAGCATCTACAGTTCGGTTCATTAGCTTTCCTCCCATGGTTCAGGTGTGTGTGGCTGCCCATCGGTAACGCTGGCGGGCATTCCGTCGATGATTGGCATACGTTCATGGTTCCAGATTGCAGTTTCTTTCATTTTATGTTTCCTTTCTATTTGGAATTTTTTGACAATACAGTTATAACACAGGCTGCTGTTGGTTCTCCATAGCAGCTTTTTCCATTTTTTGGCTTGTCGAATCCGGCAGTTTTGCAGAATTTTGTTGAAAAGACGTGAATTTATGGATGAATATTTAGTAAGAACGGCCAAAGCATTAGAGATGGCACGGATGCGTTCCGGTCTAAGCCAGCAGAAGCTTGCGGCACAAATGGGCGTGAATCGTGGAACAATAGCAAATTGGGAGCAAGGTCTGGCAGCTATCTCCCTTCCAATGGCTATGCGCTGGTTCACCTGCTGCGGCGTATCAGTGGCTCGATACATGGACGCTTGCATTCATCCGGGACTACTGGAACACTTGGAAGATGACCTTTCCGATTTGGAGAAACGGCGGATTCTTATAGATGCTATGATGGAGTGTTCCTCCTATGAGATAGATGCCCTGTTATACATCCGGTACGGAGATCACGGCTCAGACCACATCGGCGTGCTGACGGAGATTCTGGCAAACCTCCACACACCGTTGAAGGACAGGGTCTCTGTTTGCCGGATGGTATCGGGCAACTACGAGATAGCGCAAGCTACCGGAACAGACCCAGACCCGAATGGAACCGCCCCGAAGATGGAAATTTTCTATCAGGCACAGGACGCTGGAACGGAAGCTGCTATGAAGTCCAACGATTCCTATACTGTAAATCCAAATAATATAACTGGCTGATTGTCGAATTATCGCAGTTTTTGAAGAACATTTTGTACACGTTTATCCACTTTTTGTACACCTATCTGGAAAATTCGCCTTGTCAATCCGTCCCCCATAGGCTGTAAATTGACAACATTCGCGCGAAATAAATAACGAGTTATCGTTAATCTATTGCCTGTGATTGGTCGGCTTGTCAATTTGTCCCCCATAACTCTGGCTTAAAAGTTTTTTCATCCACTTTTTGTACACGTTAGAAAACGCTAACAACGTAAGCACGTTTAATTTTGCGCACATTTTGTCCAATTTCATGCAGATTTAGTATACCTTTAGTTCATACATAATGTACACATAGTTGAACGTCATTGTACAATAATAACGTATTATCGTATATTTGCGTTTTTGCGTAATAAAATCGCTATCGAAAGAATGCTCTGTGCAGTTTTTGTCTACCTTTCCATCCACTTTTTGTCCTCGTTTAATGTGCCTAACCGTAGATGGTGCGTCTCTTTGCTTGCTTCTGGCTTGTATTTATTGACTTTGGATACTGTTGTTTTCAACAAGATTTGAAAATTCAAGAAGTGTGTGTTGAAAAGTGTCTGCTTCTTTGCTATTTAGTAGATGTTATTTATCTCTCCTGTTTAGTATCTTGTTTAATATATGTAAGGAGGTATACCAAATCTGCACAAAGGTATACTAAAACTGCATAGAGGTATACAAAATCTGCACGGACAGGTATACAAAAACTGCATAATGGTAGAAATAATATCTTGATAATTCAACCGTGCTGTGATATACTGGTATCAACAAGTGGGAAGGATGTGAGAACTTGGGAGACTTGTCAATGAACAATCTCGTGGAAAAGAGCAAGGCTCTTGTGTGGGCAAAGTTCAGGGACTATACCGCTGGAGAACTTCGTCTGCTGGAAGTATATCTGTCAAGAATCAACCCTCGTGACCCTGAAAGTGCAACTGTTCAGTTCACGCTGAAAGAATACTGTGACTTTTTGGGTATCCGTCTGAACAGTAAAGATTTGAAGCAACAGCTTAGGCACTTCATTGAGAACACAGTAGCCGTCCCTCTTGAAGGGAAGGACGAATACACTCTGTACACCCTGTTTGCTATGGCGCAGATTCGATTTGACCCTGAGTGTTTTACATACATGGTCTCGATCAGATGCAATCCTTTGTTGCAGCCTGTGTTCTTTGATATTGCAGAAAAAGGCTATGTCCGATACCGTCTGCGATACACGGCAAGTATGAAGTCTCAGTATAGCATCTTGCTCTATTCAATTCTTCGGGACTGGATGAACATGGGGTCGAAGGGGCATGAAATCAGCATCAAGAAGCTGAAAGAGCAACTTGGTGCGACAGCAAGCAGTTATGACCAGTTCAAATTTTTTAGAGCAAAAGTTTTGGACGTTGCCGTTTCTGAAATCAATGAAATATCCGACATTTCTGTGTCGTATAAAAAACGGACTGTTGGGCACAGAATAGTATCGATTATCTTTGACTTAAAGATAAAACGCTCTGAGCCGGTCATAGATGCCGAATCCAGCGAGATTGAGACAACCCCATTAAGAGACGTCTCTGACAACGAAAAGCCTGTAAAAAGCCCTAGAAACGGCGCATACGAAGATGTTGACTGGGCAAGCCTGATGCCGGGCGTTGACGAAAAGCAGTGTGCAAGCATTGCAAGGTCTGTGGCAAGGCGAATAAAATCTGAATACCCGAATATTCGCAAAGACAAGAAGAAGGATGCTGTTGTGAACATTGTGCATGGCGCATACGAGCAAGCCGTAAAGGACAAGCCAGATGTTGAAGTGCCAGAAGCTTACCTTCGGACAGTTATCAAAGATTCGCAATTAAGCAAGTTTGCGACATTCGGGTTTGACTATCTTGAATAAAGAAAGAGTGATAAAATGGCAAAAATCATAGCTGTCGCCAACCAGAAGGGCGGCACAGGAAAGACCACCACAAGCACCTGTCTGGCTGGCGCGTTGCAGTTGCTTGGCAAGAAAGTCTTGCTGGTGGACTGCGATGCCCAGTGCAACGCAACGGACACCTACGGCGCACAGACAGAGGATGTTTGTACCCTGTTCGATGTAATGACCCGGCAGGGAACGGTAGAAGAAGGAATCCAGCACTGCGAAGCCGGTGACATTCTGCCGTCAGACAACGCATTGAAAGACATTGACGAGCAGCTTGTCCGGGACATTGGCAAGAACTTCCGGCTGCGCGAAGCACTGGAATCCGTGTCAGATCAGTACAATTACATTGTTTTGGACACTCCCCCGCAGCTCGGTCTTGCGCTTGTAAACGCTCTGATTGCCGCCAACAGCATCATCGTTCCAATTACAGCAGACCGTTACGCACTGGCCGGATTGAGCCAGCTTTCGCAGACCATTGGTGATGTTCGCAGATACTTCAACCCGACTTTGAAGATTGAAGGTCTGCTTCTGAACCAGTACAAGAGCCGTGAGAACCTGTCTAAAGAGGTTGTGGAGCAGCTCCCTGTGATTGCACAGAGCATGGGAACAAAGCTGCTTGACGTGAAGATTAGACCGTCTATGGGCGTTCGTAAGGCGCAGGCAGAGCGGCACAGCCTGTTTAGCGGTGACACGGCAAAGAGTACCAGCGCAGAGGATTTCAAAGCGTTGGCGCAGATGATTGTAGAGGGGGATGCAAAATGAGCGATTTTTACCCACATCTTTTGAATGCAACTTGTGTTGATGACACGGAGCAAGTCTACGTTATCAATTTTGGTTTTTCATTTAATGACCTTTCCGATAAAGAGAAAGAAATGGCGTTTCATTCTCAGTGGTATCTAGCTGAAAAGTATTGCAAAAAGTGGCAGAAAGAACTTGCAAATAATCAATGGGCAAAATCAGAAGATAAAATGCCAGATGAACTAAACCCATACGTTATCGGGTTTAGCAAAGACGAATACGATGTAGAAATTGTAAGCTATGAAGAAGATTTTAAGGAATGGCGGGACAAAAGCGGAAAGCCGCATAATATAACTCACTGGATGCCGTTGCCGACCGTTCCTGACCTTGATGAAGATTGGGAGGAAGAGGAATGAAATCAACCAGCAAAAAATCCTCAGGCTTGCTTGGCGGGTTTGATTTCCAGCCTATTTTTTCGGAACAGACATTAAGCCGAAGTGAGCCAAAGGAAGAAGAAGTAAGCCAAGCAAAGCCGAACGAAGCCGAACAAGCCACGATTGAGCCCAGTGAAGCCATAGACAGCCATGCACAGCCTAATGAAGCACAGTTAAGCAGTATTAAGCCGAAGCAAGTCAAAGACAGCGAAACGCAGCCGAACAATGCCGTAGTAAGCGAAAGTAAGCCAAAGAAGCTGAAACAGGCGAGGGAAGTTCAACGTCTTATCGAACAAGGCGATGTTCCAGGTGCTCTAGCAGAAGCTGGTTTGACAAAGAAAAAAATCCCAATGCCTGAATCTCATCAGGGCGTTGCAAGTGGCGATGGCAAGCGTTCAAAGCGCATTACCATCCTTATGAGCGAGGAAGAACGCAAGTATATCAACCGTGAAGCCAGACGGCACGGAATGACGATTGGACAGTTCGTGTACGCTCTGGCGGTTGCGGCGGCAGAGGGGAAGATTGAATTGGAGGATTTCTTAGATGAATGACGTATGGATTGAAATCGGGCAGAAATTTGAAGCAATGGCAAATATGGGATGTAAGCCTTATGGCTTCAAGCGAGTTCCATCGAATTTTGTGTTTGACGAAGATAAGTCGGTAAAGTGGAACAAAGAACAAGCACAAAAGAACAACGATGATTACGACAATGAAGTTAAGCGACTGAATCAAGAGAAAATGAAGCGTAGGGATGAAATCTACGCAGAGATTTATAAGGCAATTCAAGAAGAAGTCGGTTTTGGGATTTCAGAAAAGAAAGCGGCAAGAATTTGGGAGTACGCTTACGATAGAGGGCATTCAGCGGGATGGTATGAAATGATCATCAATTTGGAAGAAATTGAAGAACTTGTAAAGTTCGTATTGGATAAAAAGAACTGAGTTGGAGGATTGACGTATGATTGCTTATAGACCTCATCGTGGCTCTTTGGCAGATGCCATGAAAGAAGCAAAAACTTTTCTGAACGAATGGCAAATGAAACGGTATGTTGCAAATAACTGGAATCTTGCAATCGGAAGAAAAGTACTAGACCCCGAAGATATTATTATCAACAGCGAATCAACGGACGATGACCGTGTCGGTTGGAAAAATGTCCACATGGTTTGTGCGGCTCGAATCGGAAATGAAGATTACATGAAGAAGTACGGCAATCCGCAGTGCATTGGGTATTGTGCTTACGATGTATCAAACGTGCCAATATCAAGCCCGTGGATTTGTGCAAAGAATAGTGTTCCGGGAGATACAGACCCGCGTGTTATCGGATTTGATGAATCTGCCTTCGATATTGTTATAGCAAATTACGATGAGCAGTTCAAAGAGTGGCGGGATGATGAGGGCAGAATCCATAACATAACATACTGGATGCCGTTGCCTGAACCGCCTGTGAAATATTGAAATGGTGGACGACATGGAACAAAAAGTGTTAGGGCACTACGAATTACACTGGTATCTCAATGGGACAGGCGGTAACACATACGAAGGTAAGATGGTCTTTCGAGATAAAGATTGGCGTATAAGATATATGCCGAGCCAATGCGTAAAAACAAACTATTTCTACTTAAAGAAAATAAAAAATGATTTCAATAGCAAAGGGAAAAAAGAGGGAAGTTATAAAAACATTGCGTGGATAAAATTTTCTGAATTGAACTGGTTTGAACGAAGAAAACGTCCAAATTGGTTCAAAGTCCAGTTTCTTTCAAATGGTCTTGATAGTTCAAAAACACAATGGTATACAGTCCACGACTTATCTGACATTGAAGAAAGAAAATATTGGGTTGAAGAAACTCGCCAATACACAATGAAAGAACTTTCAGAGAGAATGCCAGCAGAAGATTTTATCGAGTATATGAAAGACAGAGGAATAACGATAATTCGATAAGCGCAAACACCCCTGCGTAGCCATTAGTGGTTACACAGGGGTGTCGTTTTACTTATCAGCAATGCAATCCCAGTAGAGATATGCCTTGCCGTCTGCGGCATCCGCGTCCTCAAGGAACGCCTTTGCCATGTCAGCGTAGAAGCCCGGAGTGTCAACGGACTGACGCTTTGCGACCTGACAATAATCCGAGTACATCATGTTCATAACAGCCCAGAAATCGTTCGGGTCACAGTTTATGTTGCGTTGCTTGGCAACGTCTTGTGTCTGTTCCAGCGTCCAGTGACAGCCTTTCGTGCCGTCAGCGTTCACCATGTTGTCGCACCATTCCTCCGCTTCATCATGGGTGAGGTGCTGGCGTGGCATCCTGATCGAACGGCTGTCCGCACCGCCACGCTCATACTGCCCAGCCTGCTTGTCCCAGTCACCATGCTGCGAGAAGCCGATTTGCGGCATTCTGCGCCCATACTCTACGTCAGGGTAGCGGGGGATAGGGTAGGGGTCAATGTAGCGGTTTTCCTCCTGCGGATAGTATGGATAGCGGTCGTTGCCGCCTTCCAGCTTACGCAGACGGCGTTCCATCTCACGCTCCCTGCGGTCACGCTCTTCCTCAAGACGGTCACGTTCCGGCTCACGGTCTTTGTCGTGGTCGCGGAGCATCATCATGCGGCGAAAATTAGTCTTGCCCATAATCTACACCTCCTCAAGAAATAGACGCGGGCGCACCAGCGTGAGAGCGGCAGAAGCATCCAAGATACTTGAACGTGCCTGTGCCGGTGGCAGACGTTGCCACGCGGGTTGCATAGCGAGTGCGAGTGTGGATGCTCTCAGCGGTTGCCTGAGCGCAGTTGCAGTCGGTCAGAGGGTATGCGGTCGTGCCTGCGCCGATGGTAATAACCACAGGGGCGTTGATGGTGGTCGTGTCCGGGATGCTCTGGGCAACCACAATGCAATAACGTTCTCCATTCTGGTATGCGCCAGCAGGGATGTTGATAGTCAGGGTGTCATTGGCGAACGTCACCGCATCCGAGATAACGAGGTGCGGGCACAGACGGCAGCTTGTTTTGCAAGCCATAATGTTTTCCTCCTAAAAAATCAGGGGCAGAGGTGTCTTACCCCTGCCCCGATGGTTCACCCGGTATTATCGGGGAGTGTGTTGGTTAGCAGCAGCCGCAGCAGTTCACGCCCAAGTTGGGGTTTGCCACCTGATAAGCGGGAATCGGACGAGGATTGACCCGGTTCAGGATGGTATCAGTCTGCTGAGACATCACGGTGGTCAGAAGCGCATTCTGACGATCCTGAGAAGCCGCGAACTTCAGGCTCTGGTTCTCAGCGGTCAGAGTGGCAATCTTGTCCTGCGTGAAGTAGTCCATCATGCTGCGGAAGTTGGCGTTGCAGTTGTCCACGATGGCGCGGGCGTTGTCTGCGATAGCCTGCCGGGTGGCACAGTCTTCCGTTGCGATGGTATACTTCAGGTCGCCGATCAGCTGCTTGTTCTCGCAGCAGCAAGATGCAAGCTGCGTGGCAAGTGCGGTCTGACCAGCCTGCCGTGCGTTGCCCTCCTGCATAATGGCAAGGTTGATGGCATTGTCACCGTTGGACACGCTGCGTTCCAGGCCGTTCACGAGCTGTGCGTTCTGGTAGCCAAGCTGACAGATGGCGCTGTTCACGCCAGCAAAGCCGTTTGCAATGTTGGTGTTGACGCCGTTCATCTGTGCCAGCTGGTCATAGCCCAGAGAGCAGATACCGCTCTGGATGCCCGCCAGAGAGCGGGAGGTATCCTGCTGGTAGAAACCCTCAGACAGAGCCGCGCGGGTGTCTGCGCCGCCCTGCCCGGTTGCGCCGGTGCCCACAAGATACGGGATGTAGCTCGCCATACCGTTGTCGCTGCCGTTGCGCCCGTTGCCGTAGTTGCCCCAGCCGAAGATGATGGCGAGGATGATAACCGCCCACAGACCCTCGTTGCCGAAGAATCCGCCGTTGTTATTACCGCCGTCCTGCCCAGCCAGATAGCCAGTTGCAAAATCGTCCATAACAAAACTCCTTTCAGTTTTGCGTTATGCTATCCCACCGCCGTGTGCGATGGGCGAAGCCAGATAAAAGCGGTTTTTATCAAGTCCGCAAAACTGAGAAGCGTTTCGCTTGTGAGGGATGTTTATTGTGGGATTATCAAGTTAGCTCGGAGGGTTGTCTTTTTCGTCTTTTGGGTCATCCCAATTTTTGCTGGCAGCACCGAAAATGAAGCCAAGCATTAAAGGAACCCATATTTTGTCACTGCCACACAGATTGTTGATGTCAAAGTCTTTTTCGGAATGGCTGCTTTCAAAATCATCCATTGTAAAGCCTCCTCACTTCGGAAGCGTCAAATTCAGGACGCTTGCCAGCTGGTTCAGGTCGATGCCGCGTTCTTTAGCGAGGTTCTGCGCCATCGTTCGGAGCTGTGCTTCGCTCTTGCCCTGAATTAGGTTCAAGCCCTGCATGATAGGAGCATTCTGCCCGCTCAACTGCTGGATAAGCCCCATCGGGTTCTGCCCGGCACGAGCAAGGTTTGCAAGCTGCATAATAGGACTGTGCGTAATCATATCAAACGGAGAGGACATTGTTATTCTCCTTTCTTTGCTGTGGCAGTAGGCTTAGAAAAGCTCTTCTGCCACTTTTCCAGTTCATCCAGCCTGTGGACGAGGGTGTTATACTTTTCAATAGGCACATACTGCTGTGTCGGTGCATCGGTCTGCTGTGCCTGTTGCGCTTGTATCTGCCGCCACGCTTCCGGGCTGTAAAACTCCTGTACATAAGATTCACAGGTGTCAGGGTTCAGCCGCTTGCAGTAGATCACTCCGCTGCGCAGGTCGGGGCAGTAGGTAGGTCTGCCGTACAGGTCAGACGGTATTGCCAAAAATTCCTCCCTGCTGGAAACAGGCCTGCCCAGCAGCCAACCGCCGTCCTGCGCCGACTGCTGAACAGGCTGCTGCCCATTCATCGGCTGCGGACGCTGCTGCTGTGCCTGCTGCATCTGCGTGTTCGGCAGGGGAGCGGCAAGCCCTACCGTTCCCATACCGCCGTAAGAATTGACAGGCTGTTGCGGAACGTAGGGCGTTCCGGGTGTCGGATAATAGCTCATAGTTCATCCCTCCTATTGCACCCAGTGTACTGCATCGGCAAAAAATGAGAGACAACGAGCGTCAAACGAAGGACAAAAAATCTTGGTTAAACCTTGTTTAAAGCTTGCTTAAAGCTTGATTATTTTAAACAAAAAAAGCGCTCACACGGAAAAATCCGCATGAGCGATTAAAGATATAAATATACTTATATAAAATGATGCAAAATATAAAGTTTGAACGTTTTACTTGCAAAAAATCAAGAGCAGAACCGCCAACAGGCAATACCGCTCTCTACAAAGGCCAGAGCCTTTCAAATCATAAATCGTATGGCGTATAATGCAAAGACGCATATACCGATAAAACCACGCCTATAAATGCACTATGCCAAAACGGAAGGACGGTTTTTAGAACGCTTGATGTCGCCCCAAAAATAATCAGAGCGAACAAAACACGGGACAAAAAGTGATATATTTTATTTACCATAATTCATATAAAATCGTCTCCCGCATGGTACGCACTATAAGTAGGCGGGCGGGAGCCTGTATCAACGAAAAAGACCCGCCATGATACGCATCGTTGAGAGGCTTGACGGGTTCAGATATTCACCCTGTTGCGCTTCTTCGAGAGGCCGGGTGGATTTGTTGATGTTATTATACCACAATCAATCCGTCACGACAAGAACCAGCGCAGGGCCGTTGACGCTGACCTCTGCGTCCTGATATGGCTCGACAATGGTCGTTTCCACACCCTCGCGTTTGCGAAGCTCTGTAATAAGATTTGCGGTGGGAACATTTTCGATGGTCACGGTGAGCTCCTTTCGTCTAGCTTTTTATCAATAATTTTCAGCCTATTTCCGATTGATGTCCGGCAATACGGCACACGCGCTGCAATATCAACTTGGCATAGCTGGTCAACGTACCGCAACCGGGCGATTTTCCGGTCATACCTCCCAAGCGGCGCACGTTTTATCACAGCTTTTATCTGTTCTGCATTAAGCCCTTGCAACGCTGGCGGAAAGACTATGCGAGCCGCCGCCACAGGCAGCACCGAGCCAGAAGGGCTGCGGCAATTCTCCGGCGTTGCGCACCATATTGTTAAGCACGGCGAAATGGTGATGCTCACGACATTTGTTTCGAGAGCATACCATTTTCGTGACGCGCCGAAATTGCTCTTGTGCGGCGTACATTTTGTTGACGCCAACAAAATGGTGACGTTTTGTCACCGTTTCGCCATAACCGGCAAAATGGTCGTATGTAGTGCTTGCCATGATATCCTCCTTATTGCGTGATTTCCTCCGCGTCCTCCGCGTCCAGAGCGTCGTAGTACGCCTGCGCAAGGGCTTCCACCTCTGCAATGTCGTCCTCCGTCAGCAGGCCGCTGTCCAGATGGGTGTACGCCTTATCCAGCCAGTATGCCACGTCACGTCTGGCGGCGATTTCCCGCTTGATGGAGCGCAGTGTCAGGTCGTGTCGGGCTTTGCTTTTGATAGCCATGTGTGCCTCCTTATGTGTTGGTCATGGACGCAATGGCGTCCTCAAGATTTTTGATTGCGATGTTCACATCGCGCTGATATTCCAGCTTGACCCCCGCGCCGTCACTCGCCTGCACCACCGTGTCAGGCGCGTAGGTAGTCAGTGCTTTGTAGGCGGCAATTTCGTCAGGGGTGAGCGGGGTTTCGATGGGGGGCGGCGAGGGCGTAGTAGATAACGGATTTCACATCCGTCAGCAACTGCTTAAAAGCTTCGAGTGACGAGTATTCCGAGTTTGGCGGAAAGCTTATAGTAATCTCTTGGTCGTTTGCATATATCTTAGGCAAATTCTGAGGAATATCGTTCCAAATATTGCTTGTATACCGCAGTATGTTGCAAAAACACGGTTTTCCGATAAGGGCTACATCTGCATTATAAATTCTCGTTTGGAAGTTGTTGTTCCCGCTATTTGTTTTGCGGTACAACCACGTGATATCTGGGCTCAGTGCTTTTATGCGTACCCTCTGCACCTTCACCCCTCTCTCCAAGTCCAGCTCGTCGCACACCCATTGCTGCCCATTTTCATCCGTGTAGTTGCCGCCAGAGGTGACAGGGATGCCGGGTAAGCCAGTGGGAGTGGGGATGGTGAGAGTTTGTGTTTTGCCGTTCCCATCGCTCAAGGTCACCACCACGCTCCCGCCGTCACCAGCGCTCACGATAGGCACAGGGGCATCCGGCGTGGGTGTGCCGTCCTGCGTGCTCTTACCGTACACGGTCAGGCCGCACAGGGGCGCAGAGAAAGCATCGTCAACGGCGATAGGATTGCCTGTCTCAGTGCCGATAAGGATGTTTTGCCGCGCCTTTACTGCGCTGATAGCGTCACCTGTGGTTTTTGCGTCAGCGGCTTCGCCCTCGTGGGTGGGGGAGGTTTCCAGTGCTACGGCAGGGGCGGTATCGCCTTTAGGGGCTTGCAGGCCCCGCGTGCCTTGCGGCCCAGTCTCGCCCTGTGGGCCAGTGGCACCCGCAGCACCCGAGGGGCCTTGAGGGCCTTGCTCACCCTGTGGGCCGACCGGGCCGATGGGGCCAGTGTCGCCCTTGTCACCTTTCTCGCCTTTGAAGTCACCAGCGGCAATGCCGTCCTTCAGCTCCTGCAAGCTGTCAGCGGCCTCCTGAGCGCTCCGGTCTGCATTGCCCGCACTGGTGGCAGCTTCGTTGGCTGCCGTCTGTGCATCGGTCTTGGCCTGCTCTGCGGCGGTGGCATCGGTGTGCACGGCATCCACCAGCTGCTGCCATGCAGGGGTGCCAACAGCGGCACGGTTCCGTCCTCCGTGCCGCTGTTGGCACTGACACGATACCGCAGGTCTGCGCTGGTCACGGTTCTGCTGCCGTCGCTGCCCTCAAAGGTCACGCAGCCATTGCCGGGCTGTGCGGTCACACTGGCTGGCACATCCAAATAGCCGTCCACCACCAGCGAGGATGCCGGGTCTTTGCCGTCCGGAACGTGCCAAAAGGCACGGATGGTCAGCCCTTCCCACTCGCCGGCTGCGGTGACGGCAAGGCGGTACATTCCTCGGTTCTTGGTGTAGCCAAAGCGCACCAGCTGCTCATAGCCGGGCACTTTGACCACGCCGGAAGATGCAAGAGATACGCTTAGCTCAATCATAAATTTACCCCTTGTTGATGGTAGGCTTCTTTTCTGCCAGTGCCTTTTTCATCATGCTGACGGCCTTTTCGATAACACTGTCCAGTACTTCATCCGTGATGAAAGGCTTCAGCCAGTCCGGCAGTGCGCCGCGCAGCGCGGCAAATACCTGCGCCTTTTTCTTTGCGCCCTGACCGCTGCCCATGATGCTGTCCTCAGCGATGGTCACGAGCTCCAGCGCCCACTGCTTGACGTACTGCTTGTAGCCCAGCCGGATGGCACCCACTGCCAGCGCGGCAAAGCCAATGACCATCAGCACCATTGCGATGGGTGCGGGGATAAAGTTAAAGATTGCTTCCATGATTTGTTACTCCTTTCAGTAGGTAGTTGTTAATGTCGGTCTTGCTTTTTTGCATACCTTCCCGGTTGTTTCCGGACAGCTGCGAATCCAAAAGATTTTGCACGCCAACGAGAACAAGGCGTATTTCTTCGTCAATGCCGTCAAATCGCCGGAGGTCTCTTGCAAGGGCTTGTGTATGCTGGAGCTGCCCTTGTTCCAAGGTTCCGATGCGCTTGTCCAGCTCATCTAGCCGCTTGTTCTGCGCGTTGTCCGGCTCCTGTGCCTTCTTGATGTATTTATGAATGATTTCCAGTACCTTATCAATCGTAATAGCAGCGGCGCACAGGCTGCCCAGGATGCCAAGCACCCAAAGCAAAGCTTCTTTTTCAGTCATTTACCCTCCCGGAGACGGGTCAGACCCTTCTTGCGGATGATACGGGGGTAGTTGAGGGTGGTCACATTGAGGTCTACGTTGCCGGAGATGCCCGGAACAGCACCCTTGCTGGTGTGCTGGTGGGCGTTGTAGTTAAACGTCACATTGGGCGTTTTGCCGGTGTAGTCAGCAAGCCATACGTCATAAGGATGCAGAGCCGCGCCGCCCACAAAGAGATGCGCCTTTGCAAAGCTGGTGTAGGTGTACAATTGGGCGTAAAAGCCCAGCTGTTCCACTTCGTGCAGGGCGTAGGCAGTCAGGTCAGTCAGGCTCTGCTTGTCCAGCTTGCCCAGCTTGTTGTCTTCCACGTCCACTGCCACCGGAAGGGTCAGCTCCTTGCCGTACACCGCCTGCCGCAGCAGGGAAAGTTCTGCGTTGACCATGTCCTTATTGGTGGCGTAGGTGTAGTAATATACGCCCACGTCTAGCCCCGCCGCTTTGGCGTTGCGGTAATTGTCCTCAAAGGTTGGGTCGATGTACAGTCCATCTGCCCGCTTGGAGAGCTTACGGTTGGTGCTCACCGTCTTGAGCATCGCTCCCTTGTAACCCGCCGCTGCCACCTGCGCCCAGTCAATCGCACTCTGATACCGGCTCACGTCGATGTACCGGTATGGCGGGTCGCCCTCCCAGCCGGTGACGGTCTCCTCAACGGGAGTCTCTCTGGGTGTTTCCGGCGCAGGACTTTCGCTTTTCCCGCAGAAGAGCACATTCAACAGCCCCACCAGAAATTCCAAAAGTTTTTCCATCGCTTACTCCTCCTGTATGATCTCCTCAAAGCCGCTCTTGATAAGAATTGCCTTGACCTTCTCCTTCAGCAGGCGGGGGCAGCGCTCGTACAGAGCCTTTGCGTCCTCCATAGTCTCAGCAGACATGATTTCCTGTGCCCATAACATTGCCATCATACGTACCATCCTTTCTAATTTTTGTGTGATTTTATGCATAAACAATCTCGCTCATTTCAAGCAAGCATTACTTGAGCATCTCGTTTTCTTTTTGCAACGCCGCCACCGTTTCAGGCAACTTGGCTCGCGCTTCGGCATCTTTCTTCGCCTGCTCCTGCGCGGCCAGCTCTTCGGCGGTGTAGCGGATGTATCTCTGCACCGGCACCTGTTCGGTCCATGCGGCCTGCGCAGGCACGCCCGGCACGTCGATGACCTTCCGCACATCCCTGCCACCGTTGGGGTACTCCGCCACCGTCTCGTAGTGGCTCACCTCCTCCACACCTTCCACAGCCGGGTGCTCCACTGGTTCGGTGTCGTCCACCAGATACCCAAGCGTCAGGTCAGGGGTCTCAATGGCTGCGCCGTTCTCGTCAATGATTTTCATAAGTCAAAGCCTCCTTTCTCAGGCCACGCGCCGCCAGATGTGCACATAGTAGGCGGCGGGCTGCACGGTATCGCTTGAACCGTAAATCGAATTCGAGCGGGAAGCATCAAAAGAAATATCATATACCGACCCTTCATATCCAGCAAATCCACAAAAAGGAGAGCTAGCCTCTGTAACTGCCAAAGCACCTATTGACGATATGGCGTTTTTATTACCGCGAAATGGTGATGCTTTACCGTTATTTGAGGTTTCGCTTAAACTACCTGCAATGTTTGGCAGACCGGCTTTTACCGTGGTGCCCGCTGCGTGGCTTCTGCTGGCACCCATCAGCACGCGGTCGGATGCGATCTCTTCCCATGTGCCGCCAAACAGGGCGGCAGGGCTGGTGGGGTCGGTGCTCTGGTAGATGCTGCCCACGGGATGATTTGCAAGCTTTTGCGCTTCAAGAAGCCCGTTTACTTGTTCCCGTGTGTAGTAGTCGGATAAATCAGCTTTTTGCACGCTGTCCTTCCACGCGCCCGTGTCGCTGTCCCACGTCCAGATGGTATCGGTCGTGCCGACCACTGCCCACCAGCCGTTTTCGCCCACCGGCACAGCAGTCTTGAGAGCTTCCGGCGTGGCGTACCAGCCCTGTGCACCGATGGTGATAGTGCGCACCTGCTCAAAATACTTTTTGGTTCCTTCCAGGTTCTTGGCGGACTCCGTCTCGGACACTTTCGCGGCGGCCTGGCTTGCAGCGGCGGCTTTTCCACTTGCCGAACTCTGTGCTGCACTTTCTTTTGCTTCTTCTGCGGCGTTTAAAGCGCCTGCAACAGTGCTCAGTTCATTAAGCGTTGATGCGTTGAGCGGTGTCCCTTCTTTTGTTGGTTCGTCATTTCGGATAAGAGTGACAATTTCGGATGCTCCATCCGACTTTACCATTGTCCACCGACCCGGATATTTCGCCACACGGTCTTCAAAAACCATATTGTCCATCTCCTGTCATGTATTCACCGGAAAACGTAACGTATGTTTTAGCAAGCGTTTCAATGTCTAACAAAATTTGCTCGATTTGATTCATCGTTGAAAAATCGAGCTTATTCATGCTTTCTGGCGTATCTGCAATACCAGATGGGCCAGAGCATTTAGCACGAATGGAGTTGATGTTAAAAAGCCAACGTGTTGCATCGGAGGCTTTCATATATCCATCGACTGTCCAATCAGTCCGAACAGAAACAGACGCGCCAACAATGGAGCCAAGCTCTTGAATACCAGATTCTATTCGGTTAAAATCCGTATAGCTTAAAGCGCCCTTCATTCCGGCAAGCCATTCCGATTGTTCGGATTTTGTCCACGTGCCTGTTCTCGCTTTTGCGGTAATTTTTTTCACGCGATCAACATCTGATTGCGTTCGGTCTGTAATCCAACGAGCCATAAATTATTCTTCCTCAACTCTGTTTTGATACCCGATAGGCAAATTGCTCGGAACGGTAAACATGTAATGATAGCACTTATAGCTATCGTTGCCAGAGCCGATACAGTCATAATAAAATAATTCTTCTTCGTCATTAGAATTACCAAGATGCGCTTTGTCCCAATACCTTGAAACAACAATAGAACGATAATAAATATTTCCAACAGAAGGGCCCATGCCAAAATATTCAAGATGAGTAACGGGAGTTCTCGTCCACTGCTGATACGGGCTGTAATCACCTCCGATAGTAAAAAAAGGATTTCTCAAAAGTTCTTTTGCTGTAGGGAGCGGGCTTCCTTCTGCATTGCATCCATAACCCCAAATTTCGTTAATAGAACTGCTGTTATCAGGAAATCCGTAGTATATTTCTTTTGCGGAAGGTAAAAATATACTGCGAGATAGAGTAGACACAGCAGAAGGTACGTACTCGTTAGAATTATTTTTTTTGAACGCGGGAGTATAATAAAAAGTAGTTTTGCCGATTTTTTTCTGCATAAAATCAGAAAAAGAATTTTTTACGTTTCCGTTTAATAAGGCATCAATACTGCTGGTCGAATACTCTGCGGGAGTTGTCATTTTACTATCCCACGCAGTGTTTTCTGTTTTCGCGTCTTTAAGAGCAAGAAGCGTTCTTCCTTTACCATTTAATTCTGGTTCGTAATTATGCTTTGAGACAAGAAAAGCAGTGTAAACGCCAGCGACGGAGATGTAAACGGTATCGCCTTCTTTGAGGTTGGAAATCTCATCCGTAATCGTAGTAGCGTTGCAAGAAGCGGAAAGGCTTGCGACTGTAGCCGTAATCGTTGCCTTTCCACTGTGTAAATACGTGACGTTGCAGACAGATACACCGCGTTCGTTCTTTATGACATTCAGTTCAACGATACCAGCGGGAGATGCATTCCAAATAATAATAGGGGAATCGGCAGACGCAGGGGTAAGCGTTGCAGTGAGCGTAATCGTATCGGTAGGATGCAAGTAAATTTCAGAAGCATCGATTTGTAACGAATCAACATCTTCAATCATATACCCGGTAACGGAGCCCTTGAAACTACCATTAAAGGTATAAGAAACGTCCGTAATCAACAAGTTAGAAGAATATCCAAACTGATGATTGAGCTTGACAAAATCAAGAGCATCGTTGTGCGGGCTTGCACGATAAGACAGGGTAGCTTTTCGACGGTTGGAAAGCACTTTATAGCTTTCAGTTAGAACATTTTTTGGCTGGGAGATAATGGAAGAAGAGATAAGTGCATTGTTCACACTTTGCGTAACACCATCGCCAGTAGCACCATTCGGATACAATGACGAAGCTCCATTTAGAGAGTAAGAGATGTTTTTTAACTTATTAGAAAAAGCGATTTCCGGATACTGATAATCATTGATTTCGGTGATTTCGTAAATGTCGGACTTGTTTTCAGGAAGGTACGGAACTCGGTCAATCCGAATCTCGCCATTTCTTGTCTGATACAAAGCCATACCGGCTGCGTTAGCGGAAAGCTGTAGCACATCAGCGTTTTTATACGAAGAATTTCCCTTGCTAAAATCAGTTGTATAATCCTTCAAAGACTCATTGATGTAATAGCTAATACCGGAAACATTAAGAAGTTCCAAAGCGTCATAACACATTTCGTATAAAGTTCCGCTTTTCCTCCCGGTATATAGCGAATCGATTAAAAACGCCAAAGCATCACGAGCTTCAAAGGAAGCGGTAATGCCATTAGAAGGAATACTCCAACTAGAAAGGTAAAACTTACCTCCGTTAATCCATTCGGTCTGTCCGTCCAAGTCCATGCCATACTTTACAAAAACAGCTTGGCGTTCATACAAATACTTGTAAAGACCGTCAGGGTTGATAGGATTCCATTTTTGATCGCTGTTATCAATGGAAAAAGAAATCGAATCCTTAGAAAGCTGGCCGGAAATTGGGTCACGCTTTGATTTATGGGAATACGACAGAAGGTCTGTTTTGCTAAATCTCACACGTTGTCCAAATTCCACTTGCGAGATACGAGCTCTTCGGTTTGGAATACACCATTCAAGAATTTCAATAATAACCGAATCATAATTGGAAATCTCAAATTCAATTGAAGTTTCGACGGAATCGTTGTTGTCAATTTGCTTTTGCAAGAGAAGAGCGGTTCCTTTGTAAGCGGAAATTTTAAATGTTTTTGCCCATTCATTTAAAATTTCAGACCAAACGATTGTCAGGCCCGGTATTTTTTCTTCGTGGGTTTTACTAAAAGAAAATGTGATGGTTGGATGATTGGAGCTTGATACGCATTCACCGCTTACATAGCCACATTCTTGATACGGTTCGGAATCCGGAACGATACCAAAGCTTCCATCCAAAACCCACAAATTGGTTTCGGCAGTTGCATAATTTCCGGAAACGAAAGTGTCGAGTTCGGTGATGGATGCCACGTTGCTAAACACGGTTTGCGAACCTGAACTTGCAATAGCGTCCGTTTGTGCCGCATCATCAGCTGCATGATAAGTAATCTGAATAAAAGCTTCGGGTACAAGCGTATTATTATATTGTGAAAGCCACTTATCGGACGGCTTTACAGACATATAAAATCACCACCTTTAGACCTCAACCAGGCTCAAAGAACAATCCGTCCAGCCCATCACGTTTCCGGTGTTTGGGCCCCTTCGCCACATTCCGGCTGTTCGGTCAGAAACATACATCTGACGTGTGGAATAAGAAGCTGTTGCTTGATTGTAGAATCGTACCGTGCAATAAAAGTTTCTAGTGAATGGGCCGATAACGGAAGCCCATTGTTTTGCTGTAAGGTAGTTCCACTTGAGAGCCACTTTTGCAACATCGTGTCGAACCACGGAACCAACAACTTTGCCTTGCACGTTGCGGCCAGAATCAACGATGGTTGAAGTTGTTGCGCTATAAGAGGAAGGTTCTGGCAAGTCTACGCCGTTCACCGATACAAGAGCTTGCATAATTCACCGTCCCTTCCTTAATAGCTATATACTTCCGTACCCATGATTTGCACGCCGCGGTCAGCCTGCTGTTTTTCGACCGAAGCAGTAATCTGCTTTCCGTCAATGAACAGCCGGACTTCCTTGCCACCGGTAATTTCGTCACCATAGCGCTGGAAAATATCAAGAAACGCATTATAGCAGCCGTTGTAAACCGCGCCTTGCAGATCGGAAGAGCTTGTTGACCCGGATGATGTATTGCTGTAGTATCCATTTGCAGAAGTGGTGGAACCTGTAGAAGCATCGTATTCAGGGGTCCCGACGTAAGAAGAATTGTCAGTTGAATATTTTCCACCAAGATTACTCACAATGCCAACAATCGCAGCGCCTAAAGCAATTGCAGCTGCGCCCACAATAAGTGCTACAGGAATGCCGAAAACTGTAGACGAAAGCGCGGCGGAAATAGAAGTAAGAAGGCCAACAAACGCAGAGCCAACAGTTCCAATCAAGCTACCCATTGCGGCAAAAATTTCAGGGAAAGAGCTTACAAGGCCACCGAAAAGGCCTTGACTGATTGCAGTGCCAGTAGTGGCTAAAGGCACCTTCAATGCGCTAATTGATGCAGAAATCGTAGTTCCAAGATTGGAAACGCTCTTTACGATTTTTCCAAAATTGCTTGTGATGCCACTCCAAATGACCTTGCCAACTTTTAACGCTTCGTTAAACAGGGCTTTAGATGCGTCCTTTAAAACACCGGAAATATTGGAAATAAAGCTTTGTGCGTATGCTTTTACCTGATTTCGGTTCTCCTCTCCCATCGCCTGCCAGATAATAGCAGCAGTAGTCGTACCAATTGTTTTTAGGTCGCCGTTTTGCACAGCATTCCAAAGATTTTGTACCGTGCCGAAGAAGTCATTCTGCAAGCCGGAGTCAAGCTCCTGCCACTTGCTGTCCAGACCGTTGAAGAAGCCATTAACAAAATTCGTTGCGGTGGTCGTGCCATAGTCAATCATCTCGTTGCCCTTCTGCTGAACAACGTTTGCCAGATTGGTCATAGCTTGTTCAACGTAAGGAAGTGCTGCAGTGATACCGTTTGCAAGACCTTGAACAATGTAACCACCAATTTCCGCAAACACAGTAGAAGGGGAGTGAATGCCGAGAGCTTCCTTGAAGCCATTGATAAAGCCATCAGTGAAACTCTTAATACCATTTGTAACGGTACTCCATGCATCTTTTAGACCGTTGATTAGGCCGTCCCAAATGAATTTGCCAAGTTTTCTTAATTCGTCAGGAAGCTTTTTGAACTCACCGACAATGGACGAAATGATTTTTGGAATTTCAATAACAACGGAAGCTATCATACGCTCCCGCCATTTAGAAATAACGTCAAGAGCTTTGAGAATTGCAGTCCAAATATTTCCAGGCAATTCTTCAAAAAACTTAACAACAGACGAAACGATTTTTGGAACTTCGGTTGTTACAGCAACGACCATGTTTCCGACCCACTCCCCGATTTTGCCAACGGCAAAGCCAAGGGCATAGCCGATTTTTTCAGGAAGAGAGCTGAACCACTCGCCAATGCTGTTTATGATGTTCCCAACCTTTCCGGGAAGAGAAGTCATAAAATCAATGGCCGCATTCCACTTGGTAACGATAATTTGCTTGATGGCTTCAATGCGCTGCTCAAAAACATTTTCGACATAATACATTTTAATGTCGGCTTCTGCGGCAGCATCTGTTTTTTCGCCACTCTCTTTAGTGCCCCATTTGATACCAGCCCAGTGAAGAACAAGGCCAATACCAACACCAGCAGCGGCAACGGCTCCAGCAACAGGAAGGCTTGCACCGACAAGCAATGCAACGCCAGCACCAGCAACGCCGCCAAAAATTCCCATCAAAGCAGCAATAATGGTATCAAGAACCGGAAATTCTTTCAGCTTTTCGCCAAGAGAGAATGTAATTCCCGCAAAGGTAATAAGGCCTGCAAGCCCGATAGAAAGCGTTGCGGCTGTACCAGCAGCTACCCCAAGATTGGTAAGTAGTGTGATACCAGTAATAGAGCCGAATGCCGTTGTTAAAGCAGCCTGAATCCATGTGCTTGCATTACCAAGATTGGCTTCGCCGGTACCAAGCGCATAAGTAAGACCTGCAAGGCTTGCCACAAAAGCGATACCCATGCCAAGAGTAATGCCATCCGCGCCCATTGTGCGCCAAAGAACAAAAGAGCCAAATGCGGCGGATACCACTTCGCCTAAAAGCTCAAGAGGGTTTCCACTAGATGCGTATCCTTTTGCAAAACTAAATATTAACGATGCTTCGATAACAACTGTTGCAATTGAAAGAGCCAACTTTTGCAATTCTGTCATCTTGGAAATTGCTGTCGCAATGTCCGTCAGAAAATCAACGATTTTCCACAACGCAAGTGCGGCGGCGATAGCACCAATAATCGGAAGCATATCTTTGATTTTCTGTTTGATAGCGTCAATCTGCTTTGCGAGCTCTTCATTGTACTGCTTGAACATATCGTAGCCGGACAGGTCTACATCGCCCAAGATGTTGCCGGCAGATGCACCGCCGCCAGAGCCGGAGCTTCCCTGTGTAGGGTCAATGATGTTCAGTTCATCAAAGCCCATCGTGTAGTCTTTGAGGGCTTTTGCGGCTTTCTTTGTCGAATCGGTTGTGTCATCCATTGCGTCACCAATGCCACCAACACTGTCAGCGCTCTTGGTGAAATCAGTGAACACGACCTTCACGCCCATCAGCTTTGCAACCCACTGGACAAATTCTCGGATAAGTTGGACGGCTGCAATCAGCGGGGGAAGAATGGATTTCATGGCAGGGTAGAGCAGAGAGCCAACAGACTTCGCCAACATATCCAACTGCGCTTTCAGAATCTTAATCTGGTTCGCAGGGCTTTGGATGGTCTGTGCAAGGTTGCCCTGCACGTTAGCGGTCTGCTTCATAATGGCAATGTAACGCAAAACTGCCTTATCTGCCTGAGACAAACTAGAAACTTGCTTGTTAAAACCCAAGGCCAAAAGTTCCTGCTGCAACCGCGCCTGAGACAGGTCAACGCCCAAACGGCGAATAGGCTCAATCTCACCGGAGATTGCGGAGGACATTGCGGTAAAGGTTTCTGCAACGTCCTTGTTCCAATAGGAACCTTCGTCATAAGCAAGCTGAGTCAGGTTCTTAGACAGAACGTATGCCTTGTCACTGGTCAGACCAAACGAAGTACCCAAGCTCTGGATAGTAGCCATGTAAGTCATCGCTTTGGTCGGGTCAACGCCAAGCAACCCCTGCATCTTGCTAATGAGCGTATCGGCTTCACCGCTCAAATTGCCCATAGCATTATGAAACAGGTCTGTTGCTTCATAGAAGTCGTTAAACTTCGCAACAGCGTTGCCAAGATACTCAGCGATAGCTTTCAACGAAACCAGCTTTGCCATGTTCCGCATAAAGCCGTTCATCTGATTGGACAGACTGAGATAGCTCTTGCGCTGCTTTTCGTTGGCAGCAGTCACACGGTTAGCCTGTGTAACCACCTTGCTCAACTGCGGAGGGAGCTTCGCAAAAGCGTTGCCCACCTTTTCAAGCTGAGATGCAAGGGGAGAAAGAGCAGCAGAAATCTTCTGACAAGAGCTTGCAAAAGAATCAAGGTCAGTCGCTTTCAGCTTGTCGGTCAGGTCAGGAACCTTTCCGATCGCATTAAAAGCGCTGCCAAGAGCTTTAAGACTTGATGCGTCCAGAATGGACAGCGGAGCCAAAGCGTTAGTGAGCTGAGTAATGCTGCCAGACATGGAGTAAAAGTCCACGCCGTTCAAGCCAGACACAGCCGCAGGAATCTTCTTGATTGCATTCACGACCGTGTTGATGCTCTTTGCGCTTGCGGTCGTGTTGACGTTGGAAAGCCCGTTCAGAAAGCTGGTAATTTTGTCCAGCCCGGACATTCCAGCGGATGCCTGTTTCAGTGTTGCAATGGAACCGGCCAGCTTGTCGAGGCTGTTCACAACCTTTGTGACGTTGCCTTTCGTCCGCAAATTAGAAATGGCGGTAGCGAGCTTGTCAATATTAAGCTCCGCACCGCTGGATTCCGCAGAGATTTCTACGGATAAGCTTGTAATATCAACATCAGCCATCACTACCACCATCCTTTTGCTCCATCATGGAGAACATCATACGTTTGATTCGCTCCTGCGCTTCCACAGCACGTTGGTATTCATACTCGTCTTTCTCCTTTTGAGTAAGGGGAAGCGGTCTATCCATGTACTTGATGGGTTTAGACCCTTTCTTTCGGAACATATTGCCAACCGTAGAGGAAAGCGCAGATGCCATGTAAAAACCGTTTCTCCATGCTTCTGCATTAGCTCTGCGTTCTCGCAGCTCCTCTGCGTCACGGTATACCTTGGCCAGCCAGACATCACCGTGCCAGAACTGCTCATAGGTCATACCGATGGAGATGTAATAGGCTTCTACATCGTGGAACAGCTTGGAGAAGGAGAACGGCTCTCCCTCTCCGTCTGGTTCCTGAGATTGTGCGGTTACACAATCTCCCACGTTGCGTTTTTTGCGGTCTTGTCCTCAGTGTCAGTTGCCAGCAGAGACTTGGAAGCGTCCACGAACATTTCAAGCAGAACGCCCATCAGGTCTTCCTTATCCTCGATGTGCTGGAACATCTCATCCACGACCTTGCGCTTGATGCCCTTGTTTCGTGCGATGAAAGCGCCGTAGAACAGGGCACGAGAATTGGACAGCAGATTGGTCATCTGGGTGTACTGGCCAATCTGAAAGCCTGCACGTTCGGTAGCTTCCACGCTGTCACGGGTGAAAGTCAGCTCATAAGTGTTCTTGCCATCGGGGGAATGAAAGTTGATAACCTTAGCAGCCATAATAAATGCTCTCCTTTATAAATAGAGGCAGAACCAAATCCGTTGTTCAGTTCTGCCCGGTTTGATTGATTCGATTTTTGCGGTTTAGCCGCCATTGACAGTCAGGGCCTCGCTGAACTCAGGCTTCTTGGTGAAGATGCAGTTGATGGTCATTTCCACAACCTCGTCCACGCCAAAGCCGGACAGGCCAACCTGATGCATACCCTGCCAAGTGAAGCCGGAGCCGTCCTGCATCTTCAGGGCGTAATACTTCACGGTGTTGCTCTCGGAAGTCTCATCATAGCCAGCCTCCTTGACCTTCTTGTAGTCAGTCTTGTTGTAGTTGGCAGTAAAAGACTTGGTGTCACTCTGGATGATGCCAAAGATGTTGACCTGCATAGGGTCAGACAGAGTAGTGGCATCCAGAAGGTTAGGTTCGGAGATTAGGTCGGGTACATCCTTGATGTCGCACAGCTTCGTCAGAGCGGTTGCGCTGTCGCCACAATACAGGGTGGTATTCAGACCGGAGATAGCAGTACTCATAGAATGTTTACCTCCTTAGTTTCGGTAAATCATTCCGTCCTCTCCGATTGTTGCCCCGTAGCTGCAATCAATCCGATAGACGGAATTGTTGTACAGCCCATTCAACGGGGCAAACGACTTGCGATAAAATTTAAGCGGTTCAAGAACAGAATCCACGATGCCAACAATGGAACGTGCTTCTGCAATGCGTCCGGTGTTCTTGTTAGAGTAGACCCGCACACGCAGGGAAACGGCGGCGTACTTGCTGTGACCAGCAGAATCAATGTGCACAGGAAGATTGTTGTTTTCCTCTATCTGCACACACGGAAACTTCTTGACATTGCTGTCATTGATTTCACCAGTAACAAAGATGCCGGGAACTTGCTTTCGCAGCTCCTTAGCAACGGCCGTGAAGATAGAATTGAAATAATCAATCAACTATTCCAAACCTCCCTCCACGTTGCTTCGACCTGAGAAGCCATTTCCTCAACAGCCTCCCACATAGCCATAGCTGGCTCGTTGCCGTCGGTGTAATTCAACTGACCTTTGCCGTCCACTTCCTTAACAGGAGTGCCAGCATTGCCGGATTCTCCGTAGTAATACCATCTGCGGTTTGCACCTTGCCCTTTGCCGTAGGAGCCATGCGCCCCAACGCCGGGCGGTAGTTCGCCGCCATATCCGTTGTGATGCGCGCCAGTGCCAAACTCGATAAAGGCAACTGCTTTGCCCTCTGCAATGATGGTGCAGGTGTTTCCGTTCTGCTCAACACGGCAAGAGACATCGTTGTTGCCGGCATATTCTGCATTGGCAAAGCGAACTTTCGCCACATCAAGCCCTTTGTCAGCCAAAGCCTTTGCAAACTCCTGCGCCTTTTTGCTCAGGGTTGCCTTGTGCTCCTGTATCTGACGTTCCGCATCACGAAGCCCGGCATCGCTCAACCTCACTTTAATTTTCACTTGCGGCCACCTCCTTCAGCGCATACAACGTGTCCGTGATATGCTCTGCGACCTTGACCACAATGTAGTTGAAAGGCTTTGAAACGTCCGTCTGAAACCAGACGTGCGTACCCTCATAAAGTGAAGTGTTATGCTTTCTGCTGGACGAACTGACCACATAGCTGTAATCCGTGAACGCCCCAAAAGGGCTTGCTTCAGCAGAACCAGTAGGCGGGCTGACGTTCAGCATCAACTTTGCGGGTTCACTCCACGTCTGCGATGTCTCGCCAGTCTCGTTTCCCCACTCGTCCACAACAGGCGTTTTCTCGCCAACCGGGTTTGAATACCACAGTGGGCGTTTATCCAGCGGGCTTCCATTGAACATCAGCCGATCACACCTACTCTCGGAACTACTTCGTTCAGCAGGGATTGCGCCACATCGGACGATTCCCACACACGAGTGATACCATTGTTGGTATAGCTCGTCTGTCCGTT